GCGGAGGACCGTCGCCCACGGTCATCAGGATGACGTCGGCGTCCGTCTCTGCCTGGGTCAGGGAGATCAGCATCATCTCAGTTGACCTGGAGGTGCTTGGCGATAGTCTTCTGGACGTCTGCGATCGCTGCCGCCTTGCGGAGGTCCCAGGCCTCGATCGCCTCTGGCGAGGCTGTCCTTCGCCAGGCCGACTCGGCTGGACCTGGCCGACCGAGGGGATCGTCGTGGTCGATGCCGTTGCTCTTCTTGCCGAGCTTCGCGGTCTCCTCGATCAGGGCGGCGGCCTCCTCCTCGCTGCCGGCGGCCGGTTCCTTCTCCGCGGCGGCCGCTGCGGCCGGGTCGGTCGGCGTCATCCCCATCATCTCCGGGGAGGGAGGAGGAGCCCTCGAGACTCCGAGCAGGTCGCGGACGTCGTCGTTGACGGGATCGTCGGGGGACAGGACCATGCCGGCCTTGGCCATCGTGGCAAGGGCGTTGGTCACCTCCATGACGTCCTTGAAGGAGACGTCCTCGACCTCGAACGAAGGCTTGAGCTCCTCGTCTATGCCGTTGAGGTCCATGATCGGCGAGATGAAGTCGGTCTCGTAGGTCGTCGCGATGGAGGTCAGGACGGCGTTGGCGATCAGGTAGAGGTTGCGAGACTTGTCCGCGGCCAGCGCGCGGTTGCCGCCCTGGTCCCCCATCATGAGGTTCTCAGTCCCGATGATGCGGGCCATCTCCCTCTGGACGCGGTCTATCGCGGAGCCGAGCTCGGAGAGGCCTGCTGCCGATCCGGAGAGGAGGTCTATGCCCCACTGCGGCGTGCCGGTCATCCCGATCCCAGTCGCGTTCTGGGTCTCGTAGATCATCGAGTCGAGGATGACGCCGGTGTCCGACTTCTTGATCTCGGTCTGGACGAAGTTCGTCAGGTGGTTGACGATCGCGTTGCCCTCGTCCTTAGTGATCTCTCCAGAGGCGACGGCCCGATTGATCATCGTGATCGGCGCCCGGCCGATCGGCGTCCCGCGGAGGTCTCGCTCGAAGGCCCTGACCTCCAGCGTCTGGAAGCCCATCAGCCTCTCGTAGGGCTCGGCCAGGTGGCGGAAGATGCCGATGCCCTCCGGGCTGTCGGTCAGCGTGTCGTCGACCATGTAGATGAGCTTCTCGCGGGGAAGGCCGATGATCCTCCCGTCGTGGGGCGAGCGCTGGTAGACCCCGGTGACCGCCCCCGAGGCGTCGACGTCCCACCGCTCGATCGTGAACTGCGGTCTGGGCTCGACGTCCCCGAAGACGATCGTCCCGTCGGGCTTCTTCTTGGCCCACCACTCCTGGACGCCGAAGCCGTGGAAGCGATACATCGCCGTGCGGCGGACGACCCGCGGCCACGAGGTCTGCATCTCGTGCATGGCGGACTCGACCAGCTCCGCGACCTCGCGGGCCGCCTTCGACTCGCTGATGTCCTTCCCCTTGGCGTCCTTCTTCGCTGGCCTGACCGTCCACTCCGGGTGGGCGATCAGGTTGAGGAAGTAGTGGACGCCGGCCGCGACTATAGAGGTGTTGAGGACTAGCTCGGCGCTCGTCGTGTACCTCTGCTGGCCGACCCACTTGGCGGACTTCTCCCGCTGGACGGGATAGCCGGCGTAGATCGCCGTGCCGGAGACACCCTGAGGGTTGAAGGCCTTCGGCCGCTCGATGGCGCCGAGGCCACCGAGGAGGCGCTGGAGGAATGAGCGTTGAGCCATGTCCCGGCTCTCCTATGAGGCGCGAACGATGATCGGCGGGGCGAGCGAAGGGCGAGGCTGAGGCCTGGTCGCCGGGAAGAAGGCCATGACCATGGCGTCCGCCAGGTTCGGCGACAGGGCGCCCTCTGGCTGCTTGTCGACAGAGAGCTTCAGGCTCGAGCTCTGCGACGCGACGGCCTGCGACAGTTCCTTCTGGAGCTTGCGGAGGAGGGGAAGGGAGGATGGGATGACGATCAGGTCGTCGTGGTTGTACGTGAAGCCAGGCTCGTTGATCGCCCGGTACGTGACCTCGAAGCGGCGGCGCAGGTTCCACCAGGCCTGCGCCTTGATGTTGGCGTAGAAGTCTCGGTTGAGCGGGGAGAACTTGTCCCCCGACACCACGCGACCGAAGGGATCGATGACCGCCGCCCCGGCAACCCAGGGCTGGAGGACCAGGCCGGCGGGCAGCAGTCCGTCGTCCTTCAGCCTATTGGTCTCGGCCTTGATCCCGGCTCCGATCCCGATCGCGTCGTACTGGAGCTCGACCGGGACGTGGGAGGCGAGCGCGGAGACCGCCCTCCGCGCCGTTCGCCCGGTGTCCCGCTCTCCCCACTCCTCGAGGTAGATCAGCCTGCAGCCCCTGCGCAGGGCCAGGGCGTTGGTGTCCACCCCCGTGTCGGCGACGTCTAGGCCAGCGCACGCCTTGCCGGTCTCGAGGTCGCTGAGGCCCAGCGTGTGGTCGGCATCGATCGCGGCGGCCACCCAGTCTGCCGGGCAGATGACGCCCTCCACGGCGGCGGCGTAGTCTCGGTCGACCTCCCTGGCGAAGATGTGGCCTAGCCCCTGGTCGAGCTCCTTCTTCTTGCGATCGTCGTGCCACTCCCGAGTCTTGAGCGGGTGGTCAGACCAGTCGAGGACGAAGACGTTCGTTCGAGCCCTGACGATCGGCTGGCCCCTGCTCCAGTCCACTCCGGCGTCGCGCTTGCGCTGGAAGAGGGTGCCTACGCCGGAGACCGAAGACACCTCGATGCGGACTCTTGTGTTGTCCGACAGAGCGGCCTCTACCTTCTCGGGGTGCTCGAGGTGGGCCGCCTCGTCGACGAAGGTGATCAGCGTCCGGCCGCCGCGGCCGATGTCGTCTCCGATTTCTCCGGTGATCGTCGATCCGTTCCCTGGGTTGATGCAGCGCATGTAGGTCAGGTTGTGGTCGCCGAAGCCCCTCGGCTTGAACACGTCTGGGATTGTCCGCAGGAGCATCCTGATCTTCTCGAACAGGGACGAGGGGTCGCCGAGCCGATCGACCTGCTCCCTCTTGCGGGACCCCCAGCCGATTGCCACCTGGTCCCAGAACAGGAACAGCCACACCGTCACCGAGATGCAGACCCACGAGGCTCCCATGTCACGGGACTTCTCGACCAGCCCGGACTCCTCGGCCCTCAGGCAGGCGATGATGAACTCAACCAGCTCGGCCTGCTTGTCGAAGAGGATCAGCGGTATGGTCACCGGCTTCTCTTGGGCGGCGTTGCGGGGGTCGTAGGTGTCGCACCAGTGGTTGATGAACGCCACCGGGTTGTCGCGGTAGAACTTCTTGGCGTGCGCGACCAGCTTCGGGTCCTGGCCCAGCCTGATCAGCTGGCTCTCTCTCCACGCCAGAACCTCTGGGTAGTTAGGCGGCCACTCTCCGGCGTGGAGCGTGCGGGGCTGACGAATCTTTCTCCCGCCCTTCTTGCGGATCAGCTCCGCGCGGATCTGGAGCTTGCCCTCCGCGTAGCTGACCTTCAGCTCTGCCGTCACTGGAGGGTCTCTTCGTAGGCCGTCCCGTCGATGATCATCCCCTGATCACCGTTCCCACTGTTGGCGGCGGCCTCCCAGCGATCGAACACCTTCTCTAGAATGATCAGCTCCTCCACGCTCAGTCCAGCGAGGTTGGTCGGCGGGACGCGCATCATGTGGACGACCTGTTGCTCGTTCTTGCTCTGGACGTTGACCGTCGCCAGCTTCGGGGCATAGTAGTTTATGCAGGCGGCCGCGGCCCAGAGCCGGTCGTCCCAGGCGATCTTGGTCCCGTCGACCTCGTCGCCGACCTTGGTCCTCATGACCCGGAGGAGGAACTCGTGGGGCAGCTCCCCGCCGAGGGAGGCCTTCTCCCGTATCTTCTTGGCCGCCGGGCTGGGGCCGGGCGCCCTCCCGGCTCCCTTGCGAGCGCCGCCGCGTCCGGAGGTCACCACCAGATTGTTGCCGGCCTGCGACGGTTTTTGGTCTTCAGAGACGCTACCGCCATTCAGGCGTTTTGTTCTGCCAGAAGGCATAGAACGAAACCCATGTCATGAACTCTGAGGACTGAAGCTATACCACATAAAAGATTTGCTTGGAAAGTTTATGGACTTCAATCAAATCTCGACCGCAAAGATGGCTGATCTAAGCCACTCGATACCCCTGGAGGGTATAGAATGGCTCAAACCCTCAAAACCCGCATGATTCTTCAATTTTTTTTACCCCCCTGTTTCCTTCTTCTCTCTCCTTTATTCCTTCTCTCTCTTTTACCCCCTCTAACTAGGAAGTATATATATATAAAAATATGAAGAAT